CGGGTGCACAGTTGGCATACATGTCGCGGGTGACGAGAGGCGCCGTGTTGGTGTTGCTGAGACCGTCACGAAAGATCAACTTCGTGATTGGTTGTTGTTGTCACCAACGGAGGAGCTCGGTGCGCCAATGTTGGACGATGTGATTGCCGGCTGTTCGTTAGCTGAGCATGTTATTGGCGTGTGTAAGTATGCTACGGCTACAACTGCCACGTCAAAATTGGTGCGGACTGAGTTTCCACCGTTCTCCGACAAAGAGTACACAAAACCTGCTGTGTTAGGGTACACTGAGCGTGGTGATGGTACTCTTAAGCACCCTGTGTTGGAGGCTGTCTGCAACATGATCAGTAGTTCGCAGAAACCACACACTGTGCCTGACGTTGCTGACGCTGTGTCCGACGCACATGTCCAGTTTCTAAGGCCGTTCGTGCGGATCACGAGACCACGGACGCTTGAAGAGATCTTTGATGACTCAGAGTTTGTGAAGTCAACGTCGACGGGTTCCACTTCTGCTGGTGTGTTTAAGAAACATGAAGTGTGGGACAAGTCCACGAAGAGACTTAAATTTGGGTTGCAGGAGATTTTTGACAGGGCTTGTGAGAGTTTGGAGCGAGGTGAAGTACCAACACTTGCAGTTGAGGACATGGTGTATCGAGCGTCGATGAAGGACGAGCTCAGGGTTCCGGGGAAGGATGCGCGTGTGATGTACGCGTCCCCACTGATACTTTTGCTGCTTCAAAAGCGGTATTTGTATTGGTTGACGCCTGCAGTGAAGTCTGCACCGATAGATTCTATGCTGGGGGTTGGAGTGAATCCGCCCATTGCTTGGCAGACGTTGGGTAAGAACTTTGCGGAGGGCGGTATCGACATGGATGCAGCTAACTATGACCAGAACGTCAAGCCCTGGCAACAGGAGTACTTGTGTCAGGTCATCAGTGCGCTGGACGTGTCGGTGGCGGCTAGGACTCTTGCTCGGATGTTGAGGACGTTTTTGGTTGTCGTGGGGACGCAGGTCTTCAGGATTTCGGGACCACAACCATCAGGATCAGGAGACACGTCGGTTCGTGACGGCATAATGTTGCTTGCTGCGTTGGCTTGTGCGGCTGTTGAGGCTGGCGTCACTGATGAGCACGAAGTGTTTAATTACCTTGCGCAGGTGTTGAAGGTTATTACGTATGGTGACGATGTTGTCGCAAAGGGCATCTCACCTGAAATGGTAGCTTTGATGAACACTTATGGGTTGTTGATCACTGATGGGGCTGACAAGACCAAGGGACCGAGGTTCAAAGGTGTTAGTGAGTTGTCGTTCTTGGGGCGTGGTTTCGTGAAGGATGGCGGTGCGTGGCGTTGCCCTTTGAGGGATCGCGCGTACTACATGATGCCGGCGTATAGGTATTCTGATCAGTCCGACGAGGTGTACTTCTCGCAGATGTGGAGGTCGTTGCGGATGGAAGCGGCGCTACGAGGGAAGGCTGAGTTTGCTAATGCCAAGGCATGGTTTAACGCAGTTTCTACGATTTTGCAGATCAAAGTGGGCGTGTTTGGTTCATACGATGACGCAATTGCCGAGATCTACGCCTGTGGGACCTTGGATGGCCAAGCTGCGTTGGAGGGGCTTGTTGCGCAATCAGCTGTTGTTCGCGTGTCGACACCTTTTGGTGAAGCTCGCGTGAAGCATGCCATGTTTGCGAACATGAACATTTCCACAGTGCCTCCTAGGGCTCAAGGGATGTCGGCTATTCCTGGGACCGTGGGTGTCGCCGGCAAGGACAAGTTGTTGTGGGGTGACGATGAGGAAGCGTTCATCATTCCCATACCGTTGCAAGCCACATCGTCAACGGCCATCGGCGCTGGAGTCTTCACAAGCGTGCCCGTGGGACCAACGTGCGTGCCGACCACCGTGCTAGGGTCACCTGCGAACGTTAACTACAATTTCACGGCTAGTCAGGCTGTGATGGCATCATCTGCGACTCATTATCGTGGGCGGTGCAAGTTAGTGCTGAGAGCGTGTACAGTTCCTGGGGCCATTCGTGGGCGGTACAGGTTCATGTTCACTCCTAACGGTCCTTTGGCTGTCGCTGGGTACTATCCGCTTGATGCGAACACGAGTAGTTTGACAGGTGGGTTGTATTTGGACATTGATACGGCAGAGAAGACTGAGTGGGAAATGGACATACCTTGGCCGACCGGCAA